GTCATTGTGCGTGTACCCATAGGTGCCACCGGGGGTTCTTTGTTACTTCGAACCTTTTCGGCTGTTGCACTTGCGGCATAACACTTGCAAGTTGCTTGGAATACTCAACCCGTTTTGAGATAAGGGTTGGATGTGATCAAGAGTCAAATCTTTTGTTGAATAACAGATGGTGCAGAATGGTTGTTGTTCCCTCATGGCGCGAGAGAGTTTGTGCCACTTACTGTCGTATCCTCGATCCGCACGCCGTGGTCTGCCACGCTCTAATATTCTTTTGCAAGCATCGCATCGTGCAGCTCTGACAACAACACCACAACCATTGCAAGGTCTAGGCAATACCATCAGTCTTTACCAAATACTCAATTGCCATTGACAACTTCGTGGTGTCATCCCCATAGTACCCAAGCCCTACATTGCATCGTGTGCATAAGAGTCCACGAATCTTGTGAGTCTCATGGTTGTGATCAACTACTAGACCGCGCTCTGCCTCTGATGTATGTATGCCACAGATAGCACATGAATTGTTTTGTGCTACAAGTAAGGCATCATATTGTTCATCAGTAATGTTTGTGATGTTGCGATGGATTGTTCTGCATTCTCTGCAAATATCATATCGCCCATTAGGTGTGCGCTTATCTTTATGAAATGAATCAAGAGGTAAATCTATTTTGCAACGCCGACATTTGGATGTCGTGTCACTCATCGTCCTCTTCATCATCATCGTCAGATGTATCCAATCCAAGTGCAGCAAGGCGATCTTCAGTCGGAAGTGATAGGTATGATTGAAGTGTGGATTGAACTGCTCGGCTTAAGAGAGACTCAATCGCATCGAATGAGAGTGCTTGATCTGTCATCAACTCAGTTGCGACATCGCCAATGTTTATGATTATCTTCAGCATTGTATTGTTCCGAACGCTGATGCAGGGACAGCAAAACCTGATAGCGAAAGCGTAGCATAATCAATTGCCAACTTTGTCAAATCACTCACAATTGCACCACTTTCAAAATATCCCCGAAGTTGTATAGGCTTCCGCGCTTTTCAATGTCATGGCGTTTTGCAATCCTGTAAATCTCTCTCTGACTTATTTTGAGCCACAAACTAATTGCCTCAACATCAAGAAAGAATTTGCGGTTCGGATTGCTCATTGCCAACTTCACTAATCGAGCTACTGTCCACGATTGCTTACACCCGAAGCAAGAGACCTCATCAGATAAGTTCTCAACATCAATCACAACAAATCGTTTGCATTCATCACTAGGACAAGGAATGCGCCGGGCTTGTTCAGAGAACTTCTTTGCTGCTGCTCTGCCTTTGGCATGGAGACCATAGACATCTGATGCGAACTCTACCGCCCACGGCTGCAACAATGTGAAGTCAAGGTGAGTCAGGTGGAACGAGCAGGTGGCATCCACCTCGGCATCTGTGGTTGGTTCCCGATCCACAAAGGCAGGTGGTGTCAGCCCACGCCCAATCCGAATCGGGACTTCCCACCCATGCAGGATGTGCAGCAGGTCAGTTGCCATTGAAAAGTCCAATGCATTGACATTGATGCCGATGCTTCGCTCTGAGCTAACTGCGCCCGATCCTGTTCGAGCAGGTGCCAGGTGATAACCTGCCTCATACTGCAATGCAGGCAGTTCAGTCAGGCACGCCTTGACCTTCAACTCACAGGTAAGGCACGCGCCTTCATTCTTGGTTGCTCGTTGGCAGATAGTGCAGTCCATTAGAAAGGAACTCCTTCATACTCTTTGGTTGTCTTTGGCTTTCCCCAATAGGCAGGTGCCATGTCAGGTGTTTCAAACAGGTGCATGGTCGAACATAGATGTGTGGAAAGGGTGACGGCGTTGGGATGAGTTCCCATTGCAATCCGACTTGAGGTTCTTCTGACTGCTTCAAACGAGATGACAGTCTTGTGACACTCATAGGTTCTTGCACCCTGTAAAATCTTCACGATCTCTTCGGCAACATTGAGTCGAGCCGTATCAAGTTTCGTATCAAATCCGCCCGATGATAAACCGCGCCAAATAAGTTTTCCACAGGCTCGGCAATTTATTGGTTGAAAGTTGAAATTCATATAATCAACCGCGCCCAAGCGTGCCACCGAACCGCGCCCCGCGCCCCTCTAAAGAGGGGGCGCGTCGGCGCGGTTGTCGGCAGTATGCCGAAAAAATATCGGCGCGGTTCGGCGCGGTTCGGCGCGGTTGCATACTCAAGAGTTATCCACAGGCAAAGTGTCCAAAGTTCTTACATCGTTGACCACATATGACTTCAAATGCTTGAACAATTTCTTCTGCCCATCCTCTCGCATCAGTAGGTGATGACTCATCACAAGGGATGTGAGTGCCGTTGAAATCTCGGTGTTGCCAATCTTGTGACCTTCTTTGCGAATCTTTTCTCTGATCTCATTCAATCCCATCTCATACCCATGTGCTTCCATAAAAGCTGAAACCAATTCAATCCGTGATTCGGCAGATGGAATGGCAACGGTGCCACCTGAGATTGAGACAGAGATGGAGTCATCCTTGCCGTTTCGGATGTTGGCGATGCCAAGTGTCTTTGCATCAGGGCAGATGGCTCGGACAAAGCCAGGGCGATCCTTCGTCACCTTCAGATCAAGGCAGCCGTCAATGCCTCTGCCAAATGGCATTGACACATCACAGGCAATTGCCACTCCATCAATATCAGCACGCTTGGCTTGAGCGCCGATGGCATAGTTGCCTCGATTGTCTTTACTCTTGGTCACATGGTCAATGGTCAGGATACCTGCACCGAATATCTTCAACGGCTTCAAGACTTTGAGTGAAAAGGTCGTGGCATCTTTGTTCTTTTCTAGGTCTAACCCAAGCAAGTTCATCGCAGCGTTGACACCATCAACAACAATGAGAGTCGGCATGAACTTACCAATCTCGGTTTTCATAATCTCACCGATGCCATCACCGAGAGGTTCATCAGGGTTGGCATACTTGAAGAGTTTGAGGTTCTCTGTGTCGCATTTCAGGGTTTTAAGGCGGTTCAGGATGCCCCTAGCAGAATCCTCAAAGTCAATGTAGAAAACAGCGTTGCCTTTGGCTAACTCCTGCCGCACCGCTTCGAGTGCAACCCAAGTCTTGCCCGATTCAGATTCACCAAAGAGTGCATTGACCTTGCCTGCATACAAAATGTTATGACCATCCTCACGGCGAAGCATTGAGGGCGGTGCCTCTTGCTCAAAGTCCTCATTCCAAATCTCACGCGGAATCCAAGAACTCGTGGTGACTTCCTCATTCTCATCATGAAGCTGAACCATTGAAGGTGCATGGATTTCAAGACCTGACCAATCTGTTTTCAGATCATTGCTTGCGCCGTATCCTTGTGAGCGTAGGGTTTTGGCAGCGATTTTGAAATCTCCATTGTGTTCAATCTTGGCGTAGGCGGCAAACTTTGAGTATGAAGATTCTGCATCAAAGATGGTTGATGTTGAAAATACATAGAGTTTGCCGTTGCCATTGAAGTTTGTGGTCGCAGAGATACCTTCATTCTTGCCTGGTCTGCGCCATGCGGTGAAATCGCCCTTTGAATAGACCTTTGCCCACCCTAGAGGTTCAAGGATGGATTCCCAGGTAACTTTGGCGTTGTAATCATCTCCCGGTGTCAGGATGCCATCTGTTCGAGTGATGACATCTTCTGCCACCGCTTCAACTCGTGGGATTTCATGAAACATTGAAAAGATTGAGTGCAGGGCATCTCGCTCATCCATTGTGATCGTTGGGATTGTCTCAATGGAACCGCCGATCAGTTTCCAATCGCCACCATTGGGGTGTGTCTTGCCACCTGATGGCGCAGTAATGGAAAAGCCACCTGTGCCGCGAGTTTCGGCAAGGACACCACCATCTTCACCTGCTTTACGAGCAAGGACGGTGTTGCCAGGAACATCTGCATCTGCAATCCGATACAACCAATGCAACCCACCTGATGGTGTCATCTCAAGATAACCATTATTCAGGCGATTCCATAGATCACCGAGTTTTGAGTTCTTTGCAATCTCGCCAATCTCAATGTGCATCTTTTGAGCTACGGCGCGACCTTCAAGTTCTAACATCTCCAAATTGCCTGAGACTGTTCCCGTGACAACGCCGATGCCATTGACACCTTCTTTGAACCACATCAACAGTTCATCTGCCATCGGTAACTCTCTTTGAAAGCGTTCCCAGGCAAAGGCAGGTCTCTTGGAACCGTCATTGGCGGTGGGAACAACAGAGATGCCTTGTGCAAGGAACCGCAGCGCGATTGGTAGCAAGTTACTCATTGATCCGCGCCACCATTCGGTTGATTATCCATTCCACAACCGGAACTGCAACGGCATTACCCATTTGCTTATATCGGTTCGAATCTGCCTGGTTATCTGTCCAATTGTCAGGAAAACCCTGCAATCTTTCACATTCAACAGGTGTCAATCGGCGAACTGTTAAATCATTAGATTTTTGAATTGCTGGAACATTACCGCCACCAGTTCCCCATCTTTGAATGACTGTTTGCATAACTTGATCATCATAAATGCGAACATCATCAACACGAGTTCCGTCAAGAATTAAAACTGTTGCTCTTATCTCTGTTGCATTATCAAATGCGTTCAATGTTGATGACACCCCCCCCGAAATCCAAGTTTCATAATCAAATTCATTTTGCGCTCTCCTGCTCTTGACCCACCACATCTTCAAGCGCTTTTTGTAACTGATGAGGAAGTTGACCTTTTCCCCTGCTCGATCTCCGCAAGATACCCTGCGCGGCCTTCGGCGATAGCGAGTATTTCTTCAGGTGATCTCCCTGAGTTTCCAAGACATCCGACAATGAACACTCTGCGCCTTCGTTGGGGAACTCCGAAGTGTTGAGCATCAAGCACCCTCCAGGCGATGCGATACCCCCGTTCGACCAACGCTTCAATGACAACGGCCATGTCTTTTCCCCCATTTGAGGAAAGTAGGCCAGGGACATTTTCAAGGATAAAATTTTGCGCTCTTGTTTCGTCAAGGAGTCGGCAGATTTCCCAGAAAAGACCACTACGCGATCCTTCCAATCCTGCTCGCTTTCCAGCCACGGAAAGGTCTTGGCAAGGAAATCCACCTGTGATGATTCCGTTTGAAGGTTCAAAACCTGCTGCTCTGAGTTGTTCACCTGTCACCCCTGTAATATCGCCAAAAATAGTTGACTCAGGAAAATGTCGGCGCAACACATCCTGTGCCTTTTTATCAATCTCAACGGATGCAACAACCTTCACACCGTTTCTCTGTAAAGCTAAATCAAAGCCACCTACACCTGCAAACAATGAGACGGCTGTTGTCATTTGCTTCCCCAACCGTCACCCTTGAGGACAATGCCACCAAGAGAATATTTGCGTTGCATCAGTTTCTTTTTGCAACCGTCGCAGATGATCCGCTTTTCATCATCCATTTGAAAAAAAACTTCAGCACTATGACCACAATCGCAACTAAATTCATAGAATGGTGTCACTTTTCCCCCTTTGGATATGCTTCTTGTTCCCAAATACACTCAACAGAATTGTCGAGTTTATACAAGTACCGGTGTTTTCTTGTTCTCGGCACCCACTTACCTTCAAAACCTTTTGACTTGCCTCGTGATAATTTACGACCATCTGCAAAAAAGAAATCATTCTTCTGTGGTGTCAATCCGTGATAAGTAAAGTTTGCCGCCTGATACACAGCACCAACATGGCGTGATGAATCTGCATAACTGATCACGGCTTTGATGCCTGATTTTTTCAATAATTTTAATGATCGAGCAATCAACATGGAGCCATAATTCGCCCCATTTAGTGCAGGATTGAGAACCAAGCGACTCATTTCAATAAATTCAGGGTAATTGCCTCGTGGCAATCCAAAAGCTGAGGTTGCAGAGTTAGGAACTGACAAAGGTGAATAAACCACCGCACCTTGTAATTCAGATTCAATATACAAACCAAAACAGTATTGACCAATGAAGCGTTTGTTGCCCAAATAGTGATGCTGACTCACAAGGTCATATGCCTCACGGTATTTGATCGATTGAACATTGTGGAGCGATGAGGTCGGAATTGAACCGCCAATTGATAGCTGGAACGCCATCTGTGTTGCCATTACACCATCATCGCAAATCACTTATTTGACCCCCAAAAAATCATTGAAACTTGTGAGGTGGTGAGAGTCGAACTCACCTGCGCCCTTCCCCAAAAGCGCAAATCCCATCCCTCGTTCCCGTGGCTAAAGGAAAGGCAAAAACCACGGAAAGTTTTTATACCTGCTTTGCTCCTAATTGTGAAAGCAATGCTTGCACTTCAGGTGGCAGGTTATTTGTATCAATCGGCGCAGGCGGTGCAGCAGGTGTTGGCGTTGCATTCGCATTGCCCCCACCGATGTATGCATTTGCCTTTGCCAAGTCATCAGGATTGCCTGTTGCATCAATGAGAATCCACGGTGCAGATTTGCCAGGCTTTGCCGAACCTTGCCCAATACGAGCAAGAACCTTTTGACCGATCTTATCCTTGAGTGCATTCTTCAATGCGATGTTGAAGAACAAGATGTTGTCATATGAATCGTTGCCATCTAAATCAACAATGTTGACCTCGACTGCATCTGTAACACCGTGAACTGTTGTGATTTCTCTTTTGTGTTCAGTCGGTGTGATGATAAGCAGCTTTCCTGCCAAGTCTGCAACCTTGACTGAATCACCGCCACCTTGCGTTGGTGCTGTGAACATTACTGTTCCCCCATTTCGTTGTTGTTGTTGTCTAACTCTTCGGGCGGATTATTTTCCACCCATTCTTTGACACCATCGGAAAGTGCCTTTGTCGGTATGAGACCACACTTGCATGAATCACATTCACACATCGGTATCTCCGTTGCATGCCTTACTCAAATCTTTACTGTAAGGCAAAAAATATGGGCAATAGTTACAGAGGCGATCACTCTTTGCCGGGATAAGTGACCACATCGCAGGATTTGCTTCCACATCAACTGTTGAAAGTAATCCGTAGAGACTGTCAATGCGAGCAAGGGCATCGAGTGCAACCTGCTCATCATATTCATACATCTCCATATGCATTTCATCAAGTGAACCTGATGTCGGTAGGTACACAAGCGCCACATGGTTGACTTGAACCCCCTGTTGGGCTTTGCCGTAACCATAAAGCTGAGTCTGAATGATTTGTTGCTTGCTCGCGCCTTCTTTCTTGCGAGTTTCAATCTGCTTTGCAGATGTAGTTTTCCAATCCATCACGATGCCTCGGTTGACATCAAATAAGTCAATCGTGCCTGATAGACCTGAACGAATCGTGACTCGTTGCTCCACTTCATAGCCATCGAGTTTGCCAAAGACCTCTGCCAAATAAGCATGAATTGCAGTTCCCACCTGGGCTGCCCACGATCCATTGCCACCTTCATTGATTTTTTCCCAATCAAGAAGTTTGTACGCAAGACGGCGTGAACACTCATGCCCAATTTCAGATGGGCCGATTGCAATTTGCTTTGAGCGTGGAGACCATTGACCTGCCTTGACGATAATCGCGGCAAGTTCATCGGCAATCACCTTTGATGGTTTATGTGGAGCAACAAAGTTCATTTATTCGTCATCCTCATCATCATCTTCATATGGAGCAAAAGGTGGTTCATCGAGTAGTGGTGCAATGGGCGTGATGATACTCATTATCCATTCACCTCAACAACCATGAATCGGCGTGAAGTTGTTGGAACTTCCAACAGCTCGATGACCTGAATGGGCAGGATTTCTCGTGCCTTCTTCACATCAATGCGCTTGGATTCAACAAATGACCACCGCACAACTTCATTTCCGTTATGCATAGCCACTTCAGCATCACCCATTGCATTTTCCAAATGCGAACGAGCAATGTCGGCAACTTCTTGCCATTCTTTGATGCGAGTCAACGCATCTGTGTATTGTTTAAGCCAAGAAGCAACATCATCATCAAAGACAATGCGCTTGTGTTCAATTTCCATAGTCACTCAAATTCCCCCGAATCTGTCTAGTACCAATTGAACTTTTGAAAGTGCGACCATGCCGAGCATGGAGACACATGGCGCCTGTGGATATAGGCGAGAGATGCCACAAGTTGTGACACCTTATACTCAGAATGTTCCATTCCAAGTCGGCGATAGGTAGAGTCAAGCAGTTGGGCGATTCCTCGTGCAGAACTCGTTGGGTTTTTTGCGTCTTTCCAGGCTGATTCTTTACCAATCAACGCGGAATAACATTTGTATTGCTTAGTTGTAAGCAAATCACGAGCCACTTCCTTCGGATCAACCTGATCAAGAGGTGGTCGGTCTAAATAAACGATGGATGCAGGTACGGCAACTTGAGGCGAAAATGCAGCATTGACAACCATTGAAGTCAAACCGCTTACGCTGATCATAATTGCGATCCCCCTGATGAGTTTTTTGTTTTGAGTTGTGATTGGAGTTCTCCCTCTGATTTCACCCCTGCTTTGCGAAGAACTTGCGTTACATACGAAAGGTCTAAATTCAAAGCAACTGAGATTTCTTTTGGTGTTCTTCCTTGCAGATGAAGTCTGCGAATAGTCTCGGCATTATTGATGCCGAACTTTTTGCGCCTTCTTTGTGCATAAACTCCACGCTCCTTTGGTGTCGTTCCTGCCCAAATCCCGAATGGGATGTTTTCTGCAAGTGCGTATTCCAAGCACTCCTTTCGTTCTATACAACCGCCGCAAATACTGCGAGCAATTGGGAGACTGTTTGCCTCTTCAACTTTTCCTTCAGGAAAGAAAATGTCGGGGTTTTCGATGTCACGGCATTTTGCCTGTAACAAAGAAGGTAGTGTTGGGAAGAAGTATTCGAAGTTCACTCCCTAGTTCCAAGCCATTGTTCTAAATCCTGAACGACCCATGACTTTTCAATGCCGGCATTTCGGCGTTTAATTATGACATAAGCAGGTGGAGTTTGTTCAAGACCACGAGCTACGGCGTAATTGTTTGCTTCTGTGATTGCTTCATCCCAAAAGGCAGGAAGTGTGATCGCCTTGCGGTTTTTCAACTCAAAGATGTAAGTTTTGTTTGCAACGACACAAACAATGTCACCTTCATCTTTGCTTCCTGCCTTTGTTAGTCGTTCGGCGCTGACCCCTCTATCCCTTAGCCACTTCATTACTGAAGTTTCAAAGAGAGCGCCCTTGCGACCATTGGGATTTGCCACTTACTTCACCAACTCCAATTTTGTCGCGACAGGTTGCGAGCGCATGGCGCGTGCTACCTTCACGGCGGTGATGAGTTGTTCAGCCAAAGTAAGTGCCTCGCTTTCGCTAATGCTTGCGAGTTTGATAGCAAGATCAGGAACGGCTGACCTTGCCTTATCCATCAATCGAGCTAAATCAATTGATTTCAAATCGTGCAGAATGAGGCTTTGAATGCCTTTCAACTGCACCAATGGAACTGCCGCCAAAATATCCTCAACCACATCAAGGTTGGCATCGCGCTCTTCCAGGTAAATGACAAAATCCCCATTGAGCGAGTTGTGAACTGAAAACAGAGGATCGCGGTTCATAGGTAGCCCCAACCGCCCTCTGAGTGGGTAATCTGTGCCGTGAACCTGTCCTCAAGGGCTAGAAGCCCCCACACAAGCCCTGTGACGGCGATTGCGCCCCCTATAACTACCAAAATCACTTCATCCCCTCTCCTTTGGAATGCGCCAATGGTCGCATGGAAGTTATCCACAGGGGAACCCGACTCGCCAAAACTCCTTGATGTCGTGTATTGACAATCGTATGGATGAGCGTATCGTTCTTCTTGTAGGGGGAAAGGCTCCCGAAGAAAAGGAAAGAAAATGATCAAGCAAGTTGCAACAGATGAAAAAGTTCAGATCAAGTGGTTTGTTTATGCAGGTGAAGAAAAGATTGCTCACAACGCAACAATGCGTGGCACTTGGGGTTGGGATGCAGAATGTTCTTGCGGTTGGAAAACAACAACAGGTGGCGCAGTTAAGTCATCAGTAAAACAAGAAGTTGAATTGCACAAAAGTATGGATCACAACTACAAGTGGGCAATGGTAGGCAACATTGAATACACAAAGGTTGGTGCATAATGACTACAAAAGAAAAAGCATTAGAACTATTTGATGCAGGAATTCCAAATGAAATTGAAGATTCACATTTGAAAACAATGTTGAATGGACATCGTTGGGGATGGCATCAAACACCTTTCATGCAATGTCCTGCCTGTGAAAGAAAGGTAGGTGCATGATGAGCAACAGACTTTGGGTTGATGATGATGGAACAGTAGTTTGCGATCAACATGCAGGAACTTATTTGCGAGTTGCATTTGAAACAAAACCAAATGGAATCCAACACAAAACACCACTTGGAACTTGGTGCGCCTATTACACAAATCTTAATGGTGGGAAAGATTTGGTATGTGAAGTTTGTATTCCGTGGAACTCACCAAATCATCCATATAATCAAATGAATGCAGGTGCATGATGAATCTGCAAGAAATTATCAATTGGCATCTTGATCAAATCGCTGAACTTCGCCGTGATGGTGATGAAAACCAACGCGACTTTCATCGTGAAATTGTCACAGAATTACTTCGTATCCAAAAGGGAGAATCTAAATGATCACAAAGCGTGGCAAAAAAGTGCGAGCAATCGCAATTGCAGTTGGCATCGTTCTTATATGGCAAGTTGCAAGCAATCTGTGGTGGGTAGGTATTGATTCACCGAATGCAGAGTTTCTCGGTTGGTGTTGGGGTTCAATGAGCGAATGTGTGGTGTTGTAAATGGTAGGCAAAAAGGTCAGATCAGTTCGCGTGAGCGATCAACTATGGGCAAGGGCGATGGCAAAGGCAAAGTCAGAAGGCAAATCTGTCTCTGAAGTCATCGTGGATTTCTTGAAAGGATATATCAAGTGACAAAAGCTGAGACCGCCGTTGCCTTCGCCGAAAAGGGTTGGCACATCTTGCCTGTTGCCCCTTATCAAAAGACACCTTTCTTTCCTATTGCAAAGAATGGGTACAAATCTGCAATAACTGACATTGAAGAGATTGAGAAATGGTTCACTCGCGCACCGATGCTCAACATTGGCATCGCTTGCGCCCCTTCATCATTAGTTGTCTTTGACATTGACTTCCGCAATGGTGGAACCACCGATGGTCTTAACCTTGACACATTCACAGTCGCAACAGGCGATGGCTTGCATCTGTATTACACCGCCCCACAAGATGCAAAATTCAAGGGCAAACTTCGTGAAGGTGTTGACATCAAGCACAATGGATATGTCGTGGGTGCAGGGTCATTGCACGAGTCAGGCAAGTTCTATCAGGTAGTCAAAGACATTCAACCTGCACCGATGATGGAATATATTTAAGTCACACAAAGACAAAGAAATCCCCCTCACCATGACCGACCAATGGTGAGGGGGATTTCTTATGAGGCAAGTGCGCGAGCAATGCCTTCTTCAAGAGAAATCTTTGGTTCATAGTTTTGCAACATCCAAGTTGGATCGCCCACTCTGTATTCAACGCCAACAGGTGCGTTCAGATTGGTCTTGATGGGCGCGAGATAACCTGCTTGCAACATCACCATCTCCGCCAATTCAATGAAAGAGGTTGGTCTGCCTGAACAGATGTTCATGACACCAACATCATTTGTGACTGCTGCGAAAGTTGCCTGGACAACATCATCAATGTGGACAAAATCTCGCACCTGAGTTCCTGCTCCCCACACTTCAAATGGGTCTGCTTTGCGCTTTGCTCGCTCAATAAATGATGGGAATGGGTAGTCAAGTGCCTGATCTGATCCGTATCCGCTAAATGGACGAAGCACGCTTACCTTCAAACCTTCAGCTCGTGCATATGAAGCGAGCATTTCGCCGGACAATTTTGCCCAACCATAGGTGAAGTCAGGTGTTCGAATATGTTCAAGATTGATGTCAATTTCACGAAGTTTTTGTTGATAGGCAAGTTTCTGCAAAAAGATTGGATAAGCCGCAGATGATGAGAAATAAACAATGTGCTTCGGACGAGTTTTCAGCGCCCATTGGAACATGTCTGCATCAATGGCAAGGTCAGAGGCAACTGACAATGGGTTTCCCTCAATGGTCATTCGCCCACCGACAATTGCCGCGAGATGAATGACCACATCAAACTGAGTGGTGTCGGTAGCAAAGAAATGCCGAACCTCTTTGCCATTGACTAAATCAATGCCTGTAATGTCATGACCTTTGTCATCAAGTGCGCGATGAAAGGCACGCCCAACAAATCCTGCATCACCTGTGATGAGAATCTTCACTCCATCCCCCATTCATATTGATATTTGGTGTCACCTGTGAGTTCAACAGACTTTTGTTGATCCACGGCGAAGATGAACCTATCATTCTCATCAAGGGCTGCGCCAATGTGACTGATGGCGTTGGCAGGTTCAAGAAGGTATGGCTTGCGAAGTGATTTGCCTTCAACATCCGTGTCGTAAAACTCGTCATGGATAAAGCAGGAAAATTGGATTCTCGGATAAATCATATTTCGCAGGAAGTCTTGGTCTTGGGTGTAATAGTCCGAAATCTCTGCCGACTCAATGAGTTTGCGGATGTCTTTGAACAGGGCAGAGCGAACTGTGAACATACCTGCATTGATCGGATAATTGTGACCTGTTGGGTGGTCTTTCATGATGTGGGCATCAAGACCTGACTCAAGAAACTCTTCGTGAGCGTTCAACTCACGCAAAGACAGGCGAGCATCGGCATCGCGGAATGCAACAAAGTCGTAATCTAGCTCGCAGGCAAGAAATCGCCATAATTTGGCGGTGTGATCTTCAGGTGCATCTGTCTGAATAATTCGAACATTGCTAAACAGGTTCAGGGTTGAAATCACCCAGGGTGGAACCGATGCGCCTACGAAAAAGACCAACTCATCCCCATGCTCCAAAATCTGTTGAGCGATGATGGCGTTTTTGATTGCGCCGACTGAGTACCGCAAATCTGACCCATAAAGTGAGAATGCAATTGCCTGTTTCATTGGCGCAGTTTCTTCAGTAAGACTTCGTATGCTTCTGATTCCATATAGTTTTTGTAAGCAAGAGCATCGGCAGAATAAACTTCCTGTGCATTGACTTCACGATAGCCCTCATCCCATGCAGCTTTTCCTGCAACCGGATGCATATGCTCAACAATGACATCTTCAAGATAAGTCAAAGAGCCTAAATCCTCGCCCAATTTCTTCCAAAAGTTGTCAAGGTATAAATGCTTCATATTTGGTGGCACCATTCCGCCAAGTGCTTTGACAATATCTGATGTCATTGCAACCATTGTTGGAAGGCGCTTGCCCTGAAGTAAGTCATTGCCATAGGCAATTGACGGTGCCTGTTGCAACGCCGCAATGAGTTTTGCATCCCAATCGGCGGTGCGTGGGCGGTGGTCATCGCCTAAGAAGGCAAAATACTTGTATTTCTCATCATATTTGTTTGCCACATAATTGAGTGGCTTTGCCATGCCTCGTGAATCATTGTTGCAGGTGATCACATAGTCATCGCCTAATTCAAAGACATATTCATCTGCTTTTGGATCGTCATAATCAACGATGAAAAGCAAGCGTGAGGCAGATGAGAGTTCATCATGGCAGGCAAGAAGTTCAACGGCATTTTGTGGTCTGCCACGAGTTGGAACAAGTGTGATCATTTCCATTGTGATTCAATCTCCCCTGCAATGCTGGCATATGCTGCCAAATCTATGAATGAATCTTCATGGTCAGGTGTCTCAATCAATCGAGCTATTTTGACAAGGCATAAACACAAAGCGACCTGTGAAGGTGTTATCTCAGTTTCAAGATACACACTCCACAGGTCGGCGATGCGCTTGTGATTTACATACGGTGATCCATAGTTTTTTTGACGATCAGTATGTGTGAGGCGCTTGGCCTCATCTAAAATTTCCCCCCGGTTCATTTCTTACTTGCTACCGCGCCCGAACTCGGTTGACTTGGAATCAAGTGCCTTCAAAACAGGGCCGGCAACTGCTGCCAATCCTGCCACCAAATAATTCTTCACAGGTTGATTTGGGTCTGCAAGATACAACGCTGCAACGGCTGCTGCTGCTGCTCGCAAGTAAGTCTTTGCAACTGCTTCAATTTTTACTTTGTCAAACATCATTACTCCTTAAAAGTAGGCTTGCCGAATCCAACGATGAACACGGGCAAGGATGGCTTGAGTTTTCCCCGATTTTTTGTCTTATAGGCGCGAACCTTACGGCATACTTGACCGCCGTTGCGTTGATCGCCCTTCTTATCAGGTGCCGTGTTGCCCTCGATTGTCACGACAGTTCCATCATCTCGAACCTGCAAGACGATGCCAACATGAGAAATGCGGTCAATTCCATCTGCTGGGAAATCAAAGAAAGCGATGTCACCTGGTATGGGCGATGCACTCTCGGCATCTTCCCACTTGCCCTTTGATTGGAATGCCTGCGCCCCTGACGGGGTGAAGGTGCAGTTGGGAATGGATGTGACTTTTGCCTTTTTTGCCACCCAATTGACGAAGGCACCGCACCACGGTTGATTTGCCTTTTGATAGTGAGTTTGATTATCGGCAGGGCCTTCAATGAAACCCTCTTCGCCACGAGCTACATCAAGAAATGCTTTAAGTTGTGCTGACATTTTGTTCCCCTTGTTTTGGTTTTGATTTCAAGCCATTTGCAGAGACAATCCCTGCCAAAGTTCCTGTAAGAAAGACAGTCAAGGTTGCTACGAGATCAATGAAGGCTGCATCGTTGGGTGCTTGCTTCATCGGTTGCGTGACAAATACAAGCGCCCACAGAAGCGAGAAAACCGATCCTGCAAAGACGATTGCCAAAATGATGCCAATTGAAACAACCAGGCGAGCGTGTAATTCTTCAGGTGTGTATCGGTCACGGCGTTTCATCAAATATCTCCGGAAGTAGGTCAGAGGTGCAGGTTCCTGTGATGTCACATTGCGGTTTGTTGCATTCGGGTTTTTCCCAATTTTCAAACTCTTGGCAGGGATAGCGAACCCAACCTTGATAACTGCAACTGCTAAGAGTCAGAGCGAGAAAGAAGGATGCGATAAATTTCTTCAACTTGTCGCTCCAATCGCGCAACTGAATCTTTGACACTTGAACCGCCATTGGGCTTGAGTTCATTCAAGTAATGCTTGACCAACCATCGAACTGCCGTTGCAAAAGCACCAATGATGGTGATGAGTGCAACTGCAAGAGCTGCCCAATCCTGCGCCGTCATTGATTGACTTCCAAAACATAAACAACGGCGGTGTTGGCTGGCGTTACTGCCCACACCTCAGCCGTTGCAGGTAGGTGCATCACATCATGTGCCTTTGTTTCAACAAGAACACCATTTGTGGTGCTGACTGTGTTATCTCCGCCGATGTAGATGTCTCCATGAACATTGTGGATGTGAACTTCACGAATGATGTTGCCTGTTCCAACGATCTTTGTGGGTGAGGTTGTCACCGTCACTTGGGAAGTTCGCATTGTTACTCCTTGATAACTGAATCAAACGCGGCAATGTGCCTTGTGGAAAATTACTCATTTGGTTCAACTCTAAATGAAAGAAAAATGTCATTTGTTTCGTCATAAAGATCACCGATTGCAGCGTATTTGCCACGGATTTTTGCATTGTAGCTTGTGCGCTTGCATGGTTTATTTCTAAAATTGCCATACCAAATTTCGGGTTCAAGACCTTCGATCAATTCGGTTTCGTCAATGCCAACAATTACTTCAACCACAATGTTATTTTCGTCTAAAAATGCGTAATGTGCCATTATGCCCAACTCACATTTCCTGTGCCAGCCGTGATTGTCACAATTGTATTTGAACCACTCGTTGTTGTTGAACCTGTCAAACCAGCACCAATTGTGATTGTTCCCGAAGCGGTTGGAAATCTTAACTTGACAATTCCTGAACTTCCGTCACCAGGATTTCTAATGACTGTGGTGCGATAACCACCACCACCGCCACCGCCATAATTTGCAACCGCGCTTGTGCCTGATGTTGTTGAATTCGCACCATTACCCGCGCCTGTGCTTCCTGTGCCGCCTGTTGTCGCACCAGCACCGCCACCACCGCCACCGCGTGCTGTTCCGTCCAATGTCAAAGTAAGTGCTGAACCGCCACCACCGCCTGCGCCAGTACCAGCATTTCCATTTCCACCAACGCTTGCCGCGCCACCGCCACCACCTGCAACATCATTACCTGTCGTCGTGCCTGTGCCGCCTGCATAACCTTGATTGGTAGTACCGGCGCCGCCAGTAGTTGTACCGCTTACCGATCCACCACCGCCGCCTGAACCGCCTGAACCGCCATTGTTTCCACCATCTGCACCAATTCCGCCACCTGTGCTTGTTATGGTTGAAAATACGGAATTGCTCCCACCGCCGCCTGCCGCACCGCCTGCACCAATGGTGACTGTAACATTGACACCTTTTGTAATTGTTAAAGCGGATTCAGCTGGGCCACCGCCACCGCTTGATTGCAATGATGTGCGATAGCCACCACCACCACCGCCGCCACCGGCGCGCAAACCACCGCTATTGACACCATAACCACCGCCACCGCCGCCGGCTAAAACAAAGAAATCAACAACAACCGAGCTGGGTGCAAAAGTTCGTAGTCCACCAAAACCTCTTGAACTGCAATTCGCAAATGTTCCAATGATAGGCATGATTTATCCTTAAGCGAATTTCGTTTGTGTTTCGAGAACGGTATAAGTTGGAGTTGCTGCGGTTTTGATGATTGTAAAAGAATATGCATCAATTGCAGAAGCATTTCCTGCTGAAATCGCTGCCGGCACTTTTGGTGTGACTGTGCTTCCATCAATCTGAATGACATTGGGATAATAAGGAGTTGCTCCGTTGGTATTAAGCCATACGAGTGTGATCGCATCGCCTACTGCTAGGACTGAGCTGAGGGTTGCTCCGCTTGAATAGCGGAAGTTGAGCGTGTGGTTTGCGCTTGCATTTGATGTGTAATACCACACCGATGCAGTTGAAACATCAAAGTCGATTGTACCTGTTGCAGCACTTGCGACAACGTTGACGTCTTCTTCGAAGCCCTTAATTACCAAATCTGATTGAGCAGAAGCGATCGAAAGTGTCACGGTTCCTGAAGTGCCGCCGCCTGACAATCCTGTGCCGGCTGTAACTCCTTCAATGTCTCCAGAGGCCGGGGTTGCGAATTGTAAGAAAATCGCAGCGCTTGGACTTGTAAAGCGAAGAACGCCACCTTGATTTTGAGCAAGAACAAGTGAACCTGAAGTTGTAACTGTTGCCGTTCCTGCCGTAATGGTGCAAGCGCCTGTGCCAATGTTAATGATCGTCACAATGTCACCTGTTGCAAACAATCCTGTGTTTGCGGTGATTGTTGTTGCACCTGCATTGCTCATTGTGATTGCATCACCGGCATCGGCTGCGACAAGCACATAAGAAGCAGTCTTTGCGCTTGCAGCTCCACCCAACATCGCAGTTTGTTGCAGCGATGTCATTTGTGCTGCGGTCAAAACTTGACCTGTTGTGAATGTCTGTTTTGCCATTATTGCTCCTTAATCAGTAGGAAAGCACAGAGTTTGCGCCATCCAATATTCCTTGAGTTGTTGAATCTAAAATGAATGCCTGAATTATAGGCTCCGCCGTGAACAATTTTGTTGTCCATGTGTTGGTCGTAATATCATGCTGAACGCCCTGAACGAATAGTTCAAGGGTGACACTTCCTGCCCCTGGGGTTGATTTGGTGATGTTGGTCAGGTCAAAAATGTCTAAACTCAACCCTGCAACAATTCGAGCCGTTTCGGTGTCATCTGCCAAATTCAGCCCAATTGAGTCAATGCGGAAAATGGCATCTTTGCGTGATTGAAGGATCATCGTTGCCTGCTCTAAAGACTCAGCATCAGATTCAATCAATAACCCTTCGCGCCTTCCTGAGTGGATGAAGTAGGTTTCAATGCTACTTGTATCCTGCACCGTCTGTGCCGTGCCACCGACTCGGTTGACTGTCACATCATTGAAGATCAGGGTGTCATCGTAGGCAAAGTCAATCGCCTGATATGAGATTCCTGTGCCATCATCTGCGAAGTTTGTGGCTGTTTGATCAGCCTTTTCTGCCACGGTATCGCGTGAAAGGAAGGTTGCATTGCCTTCAGGGTCAATGTAGAAACCGCCGAATTCGCTGTTTTCAATTGTCTGCAAAGCGTTCAAAAGGTCTCGTTCGGTGCCTGGGTCTGCCTGAACTGTGCTGTCTCCTGTGTCAATCACGCGCATTGAAGTTGGGAAGGCAGGAACATCGAGCAGGTTATTCATCCGCTCACCTGTTGTCTGCCCTGCCGAAGTTCCTGCAACGGTTGAGATTGCAACATTGGAGAAAAGGCGGAATGCATCCACACATTGCAAGGTCACAGTTGAAAGTTGTTCAATTCCAACCTTGAAGTTGGTGTCGTAGCTCGTGATATAGCCTGAATAAAGGTAATAGCGAACCGAGTTGTAATCTGCCCATATGCGGATTTTGCGAAGAGGTACAAGTTTGCCGTAATAGGGAGATGAGGTGTTTGTTGGTACCCAATCGCCATTGGTATCTTCAAGAACAATTGAGGCACTTCCTGCTTCAAACTTGTTCAAAATACGATTGCGACCTCTTCGAATAGAAGCGCGAAGTGTGATGTCAGAAACATCCACGATGTCGGATGCGGTATCTGCCAGGATGCCAACGCCAAGTGGCGTTGATGCATCACCCAGGATAAGAGGATTGCCAAAGGCAGGGCCGTTGGCGAAGTCAACCGAAACTCCAAGTGTTGGCATTGACATTATAGTGTGGTCGCAGATTTCACGATTTGTTGGCCGTTATTTTGTCCTTGAAGCAATCCGTCACGAATGGATGAAACCAAATCGTTTTGGGTTGTAACGCTTCCCTGAACTGTTAGATTTACAACAATATCTCTATCGCGTGAGCCAACTGCACCTGATGCGAATAAACTTCCACCTTCGGCAGTTCTAAATGAACCAGCATCAAATGGTTGAGTCACAATTCCTTGAGAGATGAAAGCATTTTTGGCAACGCTATCTTCTAAAGTTTGAAAGGTAGGTGCAACATTGTCAACAAGTTTTGTGAATTCTCTACCATTGGCACCGATAACAGAAACCACTCCGCCTAAATCTTCAACGGCTTTATTGATCAGCGCGGTTGATACAGGAAGGAATGTATCACCATCGCCACCATCACCGTCACCAGGGGTTGGAACTGCTGGCCCTGTTGGTGAAATCTTGACTCCAAGTGCTGCAAGATATTCATTCAAAGCTGCAAGGGCATCTTTCCAAGATTTTGCCGCTTGATTGCCAGGTGTTGGCCACAGATCAGATGGAACCGCGCCCTTTGAAATCTTGTCGGCGTATTCTTTTACTTCTTTGTTAGTCAGTCCCCACTTGTCCATCAAAGCGTTGATTTCGGTCTGATCTAGTTTTCCATCATTGACCGCCTTGAAGAAATCAAGGTACATCTCTGCTTGTTTCTTTGTAACTCCCCATTGCTTTGCAAGCAGGTCAATTTCTGCTGTTGAGAGTTTCGCATCATTGACTGCAAATATTGCCGTGGTGTAAGCAACAACTGCTTCTTGGCTTATTCCCCACTTGAGAGATAAGAGAACAACTTCTTCATTTGAAATATTCTGATCTGCAACAACTCCAAGCAAATCAACATATCTCTGAACTGCTTGATTTGCCATCATTTGTGCATTCATGTTTTCAATGATTGCTGCAAGTCGGCGTTGCTCTTCTAGGTTATTTTGCTTCAGAAGATTCAGGCGTGCTGCTTCAAGTTGAATTGGATCGGTGTCTGAAACATTTTTGATGCCAAATTTGTCAAGACCTGCTTTTTTGATTGCAGCTCGAACTTCTGCGGCTTTCTTTTCAGCAGCCGTCAATTGTTTTGTTTCAGTTATATTTTTGTTGATGATCTTAGTGTTTTTGGCATTGTTGATGGCAAACTGCTTTGCAAACTCATTGAGTTCACTCAAATGTGAATTGTATGTTGCAGTTGATTCTGCACCTGCATCGGTTGCATCTGTCAGTTTGTTGATCGCAACATATGCCGCACCTGCTGCAACAACGAAACCGCCAATGGCTGCTGCTGCTGCAACTGCCGAAGCACCGCCTGTGGCAAATGCTGTGGCTGTGCCTGCGGCGGTTGCTGCTGCTGTTTGCTTGATAAATGCTGCTCGCAAAAGACCAATGGCAGTCACTACGCCATGAATACCTACTGCCAACTTTGCGCCCACAAATATTGCTGCGAATGCTTTGACTGCGCCTAAATTCTCAGAAATTGTTTTGAAGAATCCTGCCATCAATTTGCCCACTTGAAGAAGTGTTGTGCCTAAACCTTCTAAGCCTGCTGCAAGTTCATCCTTGTTTGTATTGACCCATTGCTCAAGAACAGGAAGCACATTGTTAACAACATATTCTGCAAATTCTTGAATGACAGGAAGAAGGGCATATCCTAAAGTCTCAAGGATTTCGTCATAAGCAAGTCCCAATTGCTTCAAGCGACCTTCAAGGCTATCTGCTGCGGTGATTGCAGCACCACCATATGCTTTTGTTAAGGCATCAACTGCGCCTTTGAAATCTTTATTTTTGACAATTGTTTTGTCAATGCTCACGCCAAGTTTTGTGAGTGCGCCAATGTTCCCGTTGTATGCCTTTGCAATTGCTAAGGAAACAGTTTGCAAATCTTTTTGAGTGCCGGCCGCGGTATCAAGAGCAATATTTTGAAGAGCCTGTGCCTGGGTCAAATCTCCTGTTGCGGTAGTGAGGGTGATAAGACTCTGACGAAGTTCTGTGTCAGATACGGCAACCAACATTTGTTGCTTTGAAATATATTCTTCAGTAGCTTTGATTGCGGAATCTGTTGCACCTGTGGTGTTACGCAAAGCATTGGCAAGGAGTGCTTGTGATTTTTGATCTTCAATTGCACCCTTTACGGCATCAACACCTGTTTTGACGGCAAATGCGCCCACGGCAACTGTTGCAACTGCAAATGCTTTTGCAATCTTTTTTCCTGCATTGGCAAAATTTTTCTCAAGTCCTTTGAGGTCTTTGACGGCTTGCTTGGAACCTTTGTCATTATATACGGTGATAATCCGCTCAACAATTGCCACGATTTACACCTCTCTCTGACTGATTGCGGCATCAACTCGTGCCTGTGCTTTTGCAGAGGCTTTGTCAACTGCCTCACGAATTCCTTGCAATGCTTTGTATCTCTTATTCTCAACAGCTCGAATGAGTGCGCGACCTTTATCTTTGCCTTCACCACGAGCAGTTGGCAATGCGCCATGCTCTCTTTGAATCACACCGATAAAGTGTTGTGAAGCCTGTGGATTGCGTGATCGGCTTGTCTTACTTCGTGAACGAGATGCTGCGCTTCCTCGACCTGCCGTTTCAAAGATTGCACCACCTGGGTCACGCTGAATGACTCCGTAAGTGTTGCGAAAACCGCTTCCGTCTTTTTTGGTGGTTGCAGCAGTTTGTTTGATTCCTGCTTTGGCTCGTTCGGCATCGTAGGCAATAAAGCCACGAGTTTGATCTTGCGCTAGTGGCCCAATGCCATTGAAGCGTTTGAAACCGCCTTTTGCCCAACCTGAAGGATGGATTTGATCATTGCTTGGCAAATAACTTTTTGCCTCAATGACAATTGGTGCAAGGATTCCACGAATCTCTTTGTTCAGTTCTCTTTTAAGGTCAGGCGCGAAGCGTTCAAGGGCGATGATGTTTTCGGTTAACCCTTGCATCTCAATTCGATAATTGATTTCCGCCATTAGTTGCTTCGCGCCTTCGCTCGTTCTTTCAGGTATATCACTATTGCTTCAAGTATGCCATCGGGAGCATCAAGTAAATCGGTTGGAGATAAACCTGTCTCCACAGAAACTGCTGCAATTGAAAATGTCAGGCTGTCTCTGTGGATTCGGAATTTGGGTCTGCAACCAACGAAACTTCTTTGAGTGTGTCAAGGAAGTCTCCGCCAAAAGGCTTGATGATGTTTCCGTTGTGCTTCAAGGCTAACCAAGCCAAATAATAGATATGCTCTAACTTTTGCTCTTCGCCAATCAGCTTTGCAAGTCCTTTGTTGTATTTTTGTTCAAAGTCAACAATGATGCGTGGTCGAAGCGAATATACTTTTTCCACATCATCATTGGTTACGATTTTGATACTTAATCCATCCATTTGTTTCCCCCTAGTTTGATCAAGTTGTTGTCTTTGTGATTACGCCTGAGATGGGCCAGGACACGCTTGCGCTGGCTAGCTCGCCCACGGCACCATTCAACGGAGTCCATTCTGACACAACGGCGGAAAAACTGTATTGAGGATTGACTGTTGTTGTCGTTCCATTCACAGGCTTGACTGCAATTGTGACTGATGTTCCAAGTGTTGGGTAAATTGTTTGCTCAATGCTTGAAGTTGCATAATCCTGATGCAGTTCAAGAGTCACAGAATTGTCCACAAGTCCTGCCACACGGGTCTTTGCGGTTTGTCCGAACGCTGTGGTCTCAACCAAGTCATAACTTGAACTGAGAGAAATTGAACTCACATGGTCTGAGATGTCAGTTGATCCAAAAAGGACATATGCGTTTGTTAGAACGATTCTAGCCATTATGCAACCGCCTTAGTGATTGCTCCGCTTACAGGCCAGGACACACTTGCACTTGCAAGTTCACCAACGGCTCCGTTGACCGGAGTCCACTCTGAGATCACCGCGTTGCAGGAATATGAAGGGTTGAATGCGCTTGTTGTTCCGCCATTTGGCTTCACAATTACTGCTGCAACTGTTCCAAGTAATGGGTAAATTGTTTGTTCAACTTCGCCTGTTGCATAATCCTGATGAAATTCAAGAGTGATTGAATTATCAACAAGACCTGCCACGCGAGTCTTTGATGCTGATGATGAAAATGCTGTTGTTTCTACGACATCAAATGATGATGAAAGTGAGACTGAGCTGACTAAATCGCTCAAGTCCACTCCACCAACAGAGATGAAGGCGTTTGTGAGAACGATGCGTGCCATTAGTTGGTCACTCCTTCTGTTGCTGGTTTAATGGATGGTGATACTGCATTGCTTGCCTTGATGTGGTTTGCAGCGATGAGTGCTTGTGCGCTCACTCCTGCATCAACAAGTTCTTTGTCGGTGATTGACTCACCCTTCTTTTTGCCACAGACCTCTCGATCTGAGATGACGGTGTATGCCATTGGTTCTCCTTATCCCCAAATCGTGATTCTGTAACGATAGGAAAGAAATGTGACTCCTTGTGAATCATAAGTACCTGCTTCGGCACCTGTAACTCGCAAAGTGTTGACTGTTCCCCCAAGAGTGCGATCACCTTCAATTGCTGCCTTTATGGAAGTTGAACCTGTACCTGCAAGATATGCATCAAGTTTATCCTGTCCAGCACGCTCTGAAAAGCGTTGCACAATCACAAGGACATCAACCTGTGCTTGGTCAAGACCACGAGCATTGTCAATATCGAATGTGAAATCTAATTGTCCTACTACCGCGCACGGTGGAACTACTGTGTCAGGAATCAAATCATACGCACGCAAGCCTGTAATTGTTTGCAGTCTTGTTTTCAAACCATCTCGAACTTGACTTGGGTTCATTACTTAGCCAACCCATTGTTCTTGCGGAAAGGTCGAAGCAATGCCTCAACATCAGGATCAAGTCGTGAAGTTAAGCGAACGGTTCCAAGCTCAGGTGTTCCTGCAATTCCAAATGGTGATTGTCGGCGAACAAAGATGCGTGAGGATTGAATCAAGCAAGCAGATTGCACCTCGTAAGGCACCGCGCTCCAACCCCATACACCTGTGATTTTGCAAGCCTGTGGCAAGTAGTAAGGCCATACATAACGACCAATTGCAAGAATTCTTGTGAATGGCCACCCTCTGCGCGGATTGTTGATTGGCTCAACCATGTAATCACTTGTTGCCCACACGGTATCCCAGGTTTGATTGAAGTTGTCATCGGTTGCAATCTCTGTGATTGTGGTGATGTCATCAACATTCATTGTCCACGGATCAAGGGCGGTGTAATAACGAGCAACAGGTGCTTGTGTTGTTCCGTCTTTGTAAAAGAATCGCCCTGTGTAATCATCAATCATGCGACTTGTTGCATTGATGGCTGCTTCAAGAGCTGCATCATCGGTTGCATCGCTAATTGTCAATGCTGCCTTCAACTCGGCAAGTGTGGAATAACCGTTAGTGATCGCCACGCTTTATCCTCTTTTCTGCTTTTGGCAGGATTGCTCGTTCTAATTGTGGCTCCGCAGTTGCCGTTTCTTTCGGCTTTCTGCGAAGAAGTTTTTTTAATCTTTCCATGATTCGTGATGACTTTCATCCAACCAAAATGATTTTTGATGAGGGAGTATGACTGAAGTGTTCACATGGATTGGGTAGCCAAGTGATTTGATTCTTCGTGAGAAAAGTAAGTCCTCACCAATCCATTCACCATTGACAGGCCCATCCCAAAACCAACACCAATCTTTGCCTTGATTTGGGTCTGCAACTTCGCGCATCTTTTCCAACACGCTTCGATGAATCATCAGGCAACCTGTGCCTGCTGCATCTATTTCAAAAACTGAGTTCTTGTCATATTTATACAAGGGCAAGAATCCTTGTGGTGAATCCTGAAAGATTGCAGGAACGGGTTTCGGGTAGGTTTTCCCAGGAACTCCGAAACCTGCAAAGACTAGACCTGCAACAACAGGGCGATCTTTGTCATGGGCGGTGTCGCATAAAGCATCAAATGCATCAACTGAAAGTTGCTCATCGCTATCAAGCATCAACAACCAATCGGAATCGGTCATTTCTAAGAATTGTTTCACAACACGATTGCGTTGCTTTGATAACAAGCCCGAACCTTTGACTCGAACGAATGGGCCGAGTCTTGAATTTCTTGCCCCTGAAAGTTGGATGAGTCTGAATGCAAAAGCACCATTGACCATGCCTGGGTCGCAAGACCCGATTGTGACTGTGTGACCTGTTTTCATTTGATTCCCCCGAATCTTAGGAGTGAAGAGTGGGTAAGTCGGGGGAGTCCTACCCACTCTTCACACTATTAAAGAACCTTCAAATTAGAAGGTTGGTGCGCTATGACTAGAAGCTAGGTGCCGCTAATCCAGAACCTGAGATGATTGATGCTGCTAATGGATAACGCTCTGCGGTATAAGCAGCGTAGCCATAAACAACAGTCTTGATTGTCAAGTTTCCTGCACCTGTTGCATCGTAACGAAGTGTGAATGGTGATCCTGGTTGCTCCCATAGGTGTGATTCACCTGCGTTGACAACATAGATTTCATCCTGGTTTGTTGTTGTTCCATAAGTTGTTCCGATGTTTGCATCAGTAATGATTGGGAGACCCATCATCTGATATCCGGAGTTTCCGTATGAAGAAGAACCTGCTCCAACACCTGCTGCATTCATTGGGCCGTTAGCGGCTGGCACTACCAATGGGCGGTTTGTGCTGTCAACTGCTGCAAGCAAGAATGCAAGGCGGCGTGGGTGCATGATGAAGTGAGTTGGGTTTGTGAATGAGTTTGTCTGAATCTGTTGGATCGCATCTGCGAGCTTTGGATACAAAAGACCAACTGTTGGTGCTGTTGATGTGAATGTGATTGCGTTTCCACCTGAGTTGCGGAGACCCTTGATTGTGCCTGCTGTGCCTGCACCATTAAGAATCTGTGAATCAAGTGTTGTGTGCCATGACTTGATCAAGTCTGCTGCAACGAAAACATCAATGCCTGTTCCACGCTCAATCGCCTGGCGGCTTAGATCCTGCTGTCCAGCAATTGTCCGGACATTCACAGTCAACAATGTATCGTCAACATCTGTCTCTGATACTGCATCATTCTGTGTAACTTGTACGGCTGTCGAACTTCCGGTGGTCATGCGGCTAATATTCAGGGTCATGCCAGAAGGTGGAAGTGTCATCTTGTTTGTTGCGAAATCCGCGAATGGGCGGCCTGCACGAGCAAGAGGTGCTGCTAGGTCAATGAGGTACTGTGGAATTACAAGACCTTCAAACTGTGCAGTTCCAACATCGCGGCGCTCAATCTCTTCTTCGCGCATGTGACGAGCAAGACGATCCTGTGCTGTGAAGTCTGACTTGAACTGTGCGTTGTAAGCATCCTTGAAGAATGAAGAATCTGAACGCTCTGAGTAAGTGCGTGATTCGCGTGTAACTGTTGTTCCACCAACGCGTGGTGTTGCAACTGCTGCAACTGATGCACGAACTTCAGATGCCTTTGCATCTGCATCTGCTTGTGCCTTCAGCTTTTCGATCTTTGTATCTAGTGAGCGTGCCTCTTCTACGAGAGCATCAACCTTCTCGGTTTCCTCAACAGTAAGGTCGGTGCGATCTTCTGAAGCTACTGCTTCAAGAACTGCATCCATTTCTGCCTTTACTGCATCACGGCGCTCAACTACTTTGTCAAAATATGACATTTGGTCTCCTTGTGAGTTTGTTGTTTTGGAAGTGAGGTGGTGGCGATGCTTCTCACGGCGCTTTCAGGGTGTGAGTCTCGCTCCGACTTCGATCTGCTACTTTTGCAGCAGAAACTTATTTTGTGCGATTAACAATCGCTTGTGCTAGGCGAAGAGAAATCTTGCGACCTTCTTCTTCGGTTGGTTCAGGCAATGCCTCAATGTAACGAAGTTCAGACATCTTGTGTCCAACCAAAGTTTCTGTTGGTCGGTATCCGTCACGAAATTCTTCATACACGCGAACTAGAACAGCAGGATCGCCTTCTTCGGCGGTGATGCTAAAATCTGTTCCAGGAATACCAAGAACGCCTTCTTCCATGATGTGTTCAATGCGACCTTTTGCAACTCCACCGCTTGAATCCCATTCAACGAAATCGCCTACATTCTCGCGTGAATCTTCTTCTTCAATTTCACCTTCGGCACCTGTAAGCATTGCCATCATTTCAACGGCACGCATCACATATTCGTGACCTTCGCTCAAGTCATCAAAAATTGTTTTCAAAACTATCAAAGATTCGCCTGTGACTTCACGACCTTCTTTGATTGCAGACACGGCACTCTTCAATGCCTCTCGTGCCTCAACAGAAGTTGTCGGATAGGCAGGATAGGTGACAACGCTGACATCACCATCTGCAAGTGAAACCTCTGTGAGAACTCTGCGGCTTCTATCCTCTGACCACTTCTGACGGATCACACGGAAAGCAAATGACATTTGGTCAACATCTCCGCGCTCAACTAGCTTGTAAAGGTCGCGCCCTTCTGATGTGTCTGCAATCTCTGCATCCATATACAAACCGCGATCATCTTCAGTAAGAGTCAAGGTTCCGTTCTTTGTCCGGGCCACCGGCAATCCTTCGTGGTTTATGAGTAATCGAACATCAGGTGTCTCACTCAAAGTCTTGCGAAATGCGCCCGGTGCGATGCTTTCCTTGAAAGGAAGTGGAACGCTTGATTCGTTAAAGACTGCGGCATACCCCGAAAGGCGCATTTTGCCATCTTCGGCTTGTCGTGCCTCAACATCGCGCACGGTAAAGGTGCGGCGTTCAATTTTTTTCATTTTGCTCCTTGAATCGGATTCGGCATCGAGCGCATCAATCTTGCGTTGCGCCCAATTTTGCGCCCTGTCAGAAAAGTTGGAATCTCCACCCCACAACAACCAGGCAACAAGACCTGCGCCGGGATACTGTGAGTCTGAAGGATCGCTGTTTTTTGGTGCTTGTCCATCTAGTTGATGGCGAGCGAACCACGGTGCCATCTTGCGAACTTTGTTTTCGGTGATTCTTCCTGCTGCCATCTCGCGTGCTTCACGCTTAGTGCCATCAGTTAGACCATCTCCCCCAAAACCTTCTTCAAGGTATTTGAGACCTCGTTGAGCATTTTCACGAATGAAAGAAGGAACGCTCAAATCAACTGCGCGAGTGTTTATTTCTCCGCCTGGTTCCATATCCTCTGAGATAGAGACTGCAACCATTTGATCAATTGCATCTTGCTTGTTCTCATGGCATCCAATTGTTGTATAAGAACCATCAGATTCTTCTTTGATGGTTGCCCATCCTGCACAATCGCTTTGCTTATCTGAGATGAAATATGGCATTTTTATCCTTAAATCAGAAGCAGAACTTCTGCATCGTCATTGAGTACGGAAAAATCAATTTGTGAAACTGCTTGAATTCTTACAACTCCCAAAGATGCAGAAGCACCTGCAAGGATTACATTTGCAATCTTTGGTTCAGGTGTTGGAGCTACAAAGTTTGGTTGAACAAAGTTCGGCATTCCGAACGATGCAACAACGGAAGTTTCAGGTTGTAAAATTATTGCTTGTGCAGATAAACCGCCAAGTGTTGCAGTTGCCGAAACAATGTTGTCAATGCGAGTAGTTGCCGTTGCACTCAAAGAACCAAGCGTTGCATTTGCAGTTGCAAATGTGATCGGCCCTAAGACATCAACATCAAGTTGCGAAGTATCAAGGACAAACTGCGCCATGTTAGCTCGCGAGTGTCAGAGAAACTGTCAGAGAGCCACTTGGAATTGTGAAGGTATCTCCTGCGGTGTAAGAGTTGCCTGTGATTGAACCGCTAAACAAGAAGTTTCCTGTGGTCGCGTTATCCCATGCGGTGAAGAATGTTGCATCTTCTGAACCTGCAATGTTTGTCCATGAGACATTCGCATCAGAGGTGAGTCCACCGCCTGTTGCTGCGCCAAATGAAACTGACTGACGAGTTGTCTCTGTTGCAGGATTGCCTGTGCCATCTGCGCCTGGATCGCCAATGTGGAGTTTTACAAACACATTGGCTGCTGAATACGCGGTGGCGTTGCCTACTGCATCAAGAAACTTGTTTGCAAGATATGAACTCAGACCTGTTGCCATTATTCATCCCCTTCAACAAACTCTTCAATGACCTCAACAATGAGATTGTTCTCATCGCGGATAATCCTCTTGCGAACGCGAGTGCGCTCAATTGTATTTGTCACATTGACAGTTGGAGCATCAACGGTGACATTCGGTGCCTCAACATTGACATTTGGTGAATCAAGCATGACCATCGCAGGTTCAATCGTGACATTCGGTGCTGCAACATTGACAGTTGGTTCAGGAACTTGAAGAACCATATGTGGTTGCTCATTTCGTGCCTCGCGTACATCGTAAGCAGATGCAGGATCATTCGGGTCAATCTGTGCAATTGGTTGCAACTGGCTTGAAGGAACACCTGTGTGTGCCATTGCTGGCAATCCAATTGCTGCCAAAACTTCTTCTGGATCGTAACCAACTTGAACGAGCTGAGTAACAATCTCAGCACGCAACTTGACACCGACATCCTTTGCATCGCCTGCATCAATGTTTTGCAATGGCACGCGATAGTTGTCACCATCTGCAATTGGTGCCATATCTTCCATTGCGTGAACATCGTTCAGGCTCAAGAAACCTTCGCGCAAGCCCTTTGTGTAGGCTTCATAGCGCTCAAGTGTTGTTCCACGAAGGAGTGCATCAAGGTTGAACTTGATGAATCCGTCAGGTTCAGGAAGTAAAGTGCTGAATGCTTGCTCAAGGCGCTCAAGTAATGGGCGCAATGAGTGCTGAACAAAGGAAAGATTCTGTGCTTCAACAGATGCAAATGACATCGCACCTGCAACGGGATGACCTAAAAGGCTGATTGGAACGCGGAAGAGGCGTGCAATATCCTCAACATTGAACCGGCGTGTGTCCAATAACTGTGCATCCTGGGCGTTCAGAGTCAATGGCTTGAAAGAAGCGCCACCTGAAAGGACACCGATTTTTCCTGCGCGGTAAGGGCCTGTATGAGTGATATTCCAATCACGCCCAATATCTTGTGCCTGATCTTCAGTCAGTTCACCTGGAACTTCAATGACACCGCCTGGATTGGCTGCATTGCCGAAGTATGAAGCCGCATAAGTATCGGCTGCCATAGCAGCGCCGATTGTTAGTCGAGCAGCAGCGATTGGGCCGAGACCATAGTGCGAGCCGGGCAATCTAAACAATGGGATGTGAAGCATTTCATTCTTTGTAAGGATTTGGTTGAACGCGCCTTGCTCATCTGTTGTCTGAACCTCGTACACAAGTGGTTCATTAGGGCGCAGACGGCGGATACGCACATCATCAGGGTTGAGGCAATAAAGTTCCACAACTTCGTTGTTGTCATCGCGTACGGTCAAGATAAAGGCGTTTCCATGAATGTTCAGGGATGAAATGACCTGCTCATAGAATTCAATTCGTGATGTTTCAGGATTGGGAGTATTCACCCAATATGGCGTTTCACCATATGCTGCTGCATAAGAAATGCGAGCGCGACCACGGCGAACATATGCGCCAAGTGGGAGCGAGCTAATTGTGTCACCTAAAAGGCGAACGCAAGCATAAACTGTTGACATACGGATTGCGCTGTCGGCAGTAACATCAATTCCTGAAGGTGCCATGTATGCCGGACGGCCAGGAATGATTGGCTCAACCCATTGACTGTTGTTGGCTCGCTTCTCTGATATTCCGCGCAGTCTCTTGCTCAAACTCATTTGTCAACCTTCTCTGTTGCCCATACTAGAAATCCGCCAAGCGCAATGAGCGCGACAGGTGCAGAAAGCATCCACAATCCACTTGTTACCAAAGAGACACCGATGACCTCAATGATGAGTGCATAATC